ATAGTACTTGAAGATAGAATACTATTGGTTGAGATTAAACCAGATAAAGAAACAAGACCACCTACAGGATCTAAACGCACAAAGCGATATATCAATGAGGCATTTACATATGTCAAGAATATGAATAAGTGGGAAGCTGCACAGTCATATGCCAAGGATAGAAAGTGGGAGTTTCAGATATGGACAGAGAAAACTCTACAAACCATGGGTATTATGCCTAAACCAATAAAGAAGTTAAAGCCGCTACCTCCGCCAAAGAAAAAGAAAAAATAGCATATAAATACTGCTATGGTAAATATATTTCAAAAACTAGAGCTCGAAGCTTTTAGAGCAGGTGTTACACCAAGAACAAAAGAATCTATCAATTGGTTCAGAAGAAAAGCTGCAGCAATGGGTCGAGTAAGTCGTGGTGCACTTATGAAAGAAGATCCAATAGAGTTAAAAAATAAAGGTATTGCAGGAAACATGTATATGTTTTTCTACGATCCAAAAACAAAAGACACTCTACCATATTATGATAGCTTTCCTCTTGTTGTGGTTATAGGTCCTGCGCCAGGTGGATTCAATGGTCTGAATCTTCACTATTTACCTCCAGTACTTCGTGCAAAAATGCTTGACGCTATGATGGAAATTACAAACAACAAAAAGTATGATGACACTACAAGATTTCAAATGACATATAGCACTCTCAAGCGTGTAGCAAGTTTAAAATATTTTAAGCCGTGCTTTAAGCATTATCTAAATTCAAACGTAAAAAGTAGATTTGCATATGTACCAGCTCCTGAATGGGAGATTGCTACATTCTTACCAACCGCCGAGTTTCAAAAATCAGGTAAGTCTACTGTGTATAGTGATTCAAGGAAAATGATCTAATGGCATATGGTATCGATGACCTCAAAGGTGAGTTAACAACTGGGTTTGCAAGAACGTCTTTGTTTCGAGTATTCCTACCATCAGTTGATGGAGTATTCGGTATGACTACTCGTCGAGTAAATGTTCTATGTAAATCGGCGCAGCTTCCTTTTAGGCAAATTCTTTCAAACCCACGTATAGTTGGTATGAAAGAACATAAAATAGCATATGGATATGCAACAGATGACGTGTCATTAACTTTTCACGTACCAAATGATTATGACATCAAACAATACTTTGAATTTTGGCAAGGTAAAATAATAAACTTTAATACAAAAGAATTAAACTATCCAGACGAATATAGTTTTGAAGTACGAATACAACAACTTAGTTTGCCCACTAATCTTATAGGGCAAGCAGAACAGATATTAAATACAGGTGTATTAGCTAACAATAGCGCATTTGATGACTTAGCTAAAGCTTTAGATGACTCACAAGTCGTATATACCTGTATTTTAGATAAAGCGTTTCCCACAACTATAAACGCTATAGAATTTAGCAATGAACCAGGTGGAATGGTTGAATTGAATGTGCAATTATCATATAAGGATTGGAGATCTGTATAATGCCTTTACCAATAGTGAACGAGGTACCTCGGTATACTCTTACTGTACCATCAACAAAGAAAGAATTTAGATATAGACCATTTTTAGTAAAAGAACAAAAAGTATTACTTATTGCTTTAGAGTCACAAGATAATAAACAAATATTATCTTCTATTGTAGATACTATTTCTTCTTGTATCGACGAAGATATTGATTTATCAAGCTTGACTACATTTGATGTAGAATACATGTTTACACGAATACGTGCAAAATCTGTAGGTGAGACTTCGAAGATAATAGTAAAATGCTCTGAATGCGAAGCTGACAATGAACACGAAGTTCAGTTAGATCAAATAACCGTAGACGTACCTGATAAAATACAAAATATACAATTAAATGATAAGTATACATTAAAGCTAAAATACCCAATGTATTCTCATATGACTAAAGCTGATTTAAGTGAAAATGCAAGTTCGTCAGAAACATTATATCATTTAACAATAGGATGTTTAGATAGTTTGCAGTCTGAAGAAGAAAACTTTTCTTTTAAAGACGAAACAAAAAAAGATACAGAAGATTTCTTAGATTCGTTGACTAGTGACCAATTTAACATGATTATGGAGTTTGTAAATACCGTACCAAGTTTGTCGCATGATATTAAATTTACGTGTACATCATGCAATCAAGATAACACATATACACTGCGAGGCATAAACGATTTTTTCTCATAAACCTCTCTCATGAAAATCTGATTAACTACTATAAGACTAACTATCAGCTACTACAAAATCATAAATATTCCTTGTCAGAAGTAGAAGGAATGTTACCATGGGAGAGGGAGATTTACATCACCTTGCTGACTGCTGATTTAAAAGAACAGGCTGAAGAGGCCAAAAGAAGGAACCTATAATGGCTAGTCTTGCTGAGATTAATAAGACGCTAAAAGAACAAACTTCTGCCATTGAATATGGCAATGAAGGAACCGACGATCTTCGTATGAAATTCGGCGCGTTTGTTGATAGTATGCAAGGAAATGCAGGTGATCGTAGAGAAAAAGAATTAGAAGCAGGCAGAATGTCCCGAGCAGGCAGAGCTAGAGCAGCTGGACCACGAGGAATGGCCAGAGGTTTTGGAGCAGGTATTGGTGGGCTGTTAGGCGGACTCGGCGGATTTGGTAAAGCCGCAGCAACGCTTGGTATTGCTGGTCTTTTAGCCATGCAATTTGTAGATGGTGCAAAGATCAAGACAAATGTAGAAACTCTATTAAGTATCGGTGAAAGATATAAAGAGGATACTATAAAAACATTATTCTCTGATGGCGCAACGATATTAGCGCTCAAAGGCTTAGGTGTAGGAATGTTAGTTTTCTCTGCAGGTGCAGCAGCTTCTGTTGGAGTAGATACGCTAGACAAAAAAACGATGGATAAATATGAGACTTCCACCGGTTGGTCAGAAAATGTTAAAACGAATGTTCTTAATCTTTTATCAATATCTGATGGTGTGACTGGCGCCCTTAAAAACTTATGGGATGGCATATTATTTGTTCCAGCTATGGCAGGTCTTAGTTTAGGTCTTGGAGCTTTTGCAATAGGTCAAGCTTTCGCCGGTGGTGCTGAGGCATTTACGAACTGGTCAGGAACAACTGATTGGGCCGAAAATATTAAAAACAATGTTATTACGTTATTAAGTATTAAAGACGAACTCGGCGGAAGTAGTGCAGCCTTTGTAGGAGATGGCGCTATGTTTGCATTAGCTATGGGTGGCCTTGGTGCAGGTCTTGCATTATTTGGTTCAGGTGCTATTATTAGTGGCGGCGCCGATATGTTAGGAGATTGGTTTGGCGACGGAACTGATTGGTCCCAAGCAGTATTTGATAACGTAAGAACACTACTTAGTATTGCTAATCTTCCGGGACTTGGTGTTGATGTTCTAAAGTTTGATGCCGCAATGTTGGGACTGGGAGGCGGGCTTGCTGCATTCGGAATCGGCACAGGGGCTGCCGCGATTTCTGATTTTATAGCAGATTGGGCTGCTGATGGAAAAGGTCGACAAAACTGGACAGAAGAATTAAAGAAAAACGTTAGAAATGTTCTTTCTATTGTAGACATGGCCAATGAAGGTAAAGCCTTTAAATTTGCAGCTGCAATGGGAACTATCTCAGCCGGCTTAGTTGCATTTGCAAGCGCTACCTTTATAACCGGGCTAACAAATGCAGCAGAAGCAATCCTGTCATTCTTTACTAAACAAGATAATGCTTTTGATCAAATAATGAGAGTTGCAGAAAACGCTGATGATTTACACCGCGGAGCCGTAGCAGTTGATAGTCTTACTACATCAATTGATAAACTAGGCAAGCTAAAGTTTGACGGTCGAACCATTAATATGAAAGCGTTTGCATTAGATCTAGCTGATTCGATAAAGGTAATTGAAACCGCAGTTGACGGTGGTACATTTGACGCTAGTTGGTTACCATTCAATGCCAAAACAGTGAAAGGTTTATCTAATCCAGAAGTTAATTACGAAGCTGCCATTAGGAACATTGAGAACTTAAGAGCCGCGCTTAGAGTAGGTGTAAATCCTAATGACATTATTGATCGTTACGGAAATACTTTTGAGTTACCGACAAATCTAGATACAATACCAGCATTTAGATCTGGTAGTGGTTTTAGTGAACTTGTGAGAAATAGTGGTAATGGTAGAGGTCCTGTAAGAATACGACAGGGATTTGAAGAAAATGCATTAGATGCATTAGCCGCAGATAGCTTTAGATTAAATAAACCTCTGCAAATAAACATTGATCAAAGTCAAAACTCTGTTGATCAAAGTCAAAACACTTCTTCAAGTGTGGTAGCTACCGGTCCTCAGACCGATAGCTTCGAGTTGCACAGCTAACTTAATCAGCCTCAGCTAATTTAGCAAAATAGCTTAGAGTGTCATCGTCATCTTCGACTTTAACATTCTCAGCCGTGACTGGTTCCATTCGTTGAGGAGCAGGTGCTTCAACTGGTTCATTCATCTGGGCAGTTTGTGCCATAGTAGCAGCACCCATACCAGCGACTTCACCTAGAATAGAAGACAACTTAGTCTTCAATTCATCATACGTTTTATAATTTGCAGGATCTGTCCATTCAGATAGATCATACATCTGATCATAAACCGTCTCGAGTTGCGCATCATCACCATCTAAAAGAGGTTTTTGTTTTGCGAACTCAGACTTATCATAGTTACGATAGCCTTCAACGTTACGGATCTTTAATTTAAAGTCCGCACCTTCCCACATATCAAATGGATTGATTGCATCTTCATCAGCAAATTCTGGTTGCATCATATCCATAATCTTGTCATGGATTTTCTTGCCGAACTGATACAAGAAGACTTTGCCTTCACGTTCAGGATTAGCAGGATCAGATACAACATAGACGTTAGTTACATAATGCAACCGACGCTTCTGCCGACGTGCAGCCTCTTTGTCTTCTTCGATACCAGTATTCCATAGTCTAGAATTGAGTTCACCGACTGGATCGTTTTGACCGATTGATGTGAGGGATTTTTCGATATACCATTGACCAGTTGGTCCTTTAAAACCGTGGTCCCAGTATCTTGCCCAAGGTAGTTCGGCTCCTTCACGGGCAGGAAGGAATCGTAGAATAGCGTAACCGTTACCAGCTTGATCGACTGTTGGTTTCCAGATTCGATCATCTGCATAAGATTTCTTTTCACCGCCACCGCCAGTTGCTTCGGCTGCTCTGATGAGTTTAGAGATCTGATCTTTGTTACGTTTTAAATTTGCAAAAGACATATATATTTTCCTTGTATTTGCTGAAATGTTACTGTAATATTATACACCATTCATACGTTGATGTACACTTATATTTATTCAAAAACTAATGACTTAGCATTTGAATATCGGTTTTCAAAATCTGACCATTGGTCAACATCAAGAAAAACCGTCTGACAAGCACCCACGCTACTACACGGATACCCGATCTTTTTAAAGTTTTGCATCTTTAGATTATTAACAAAGTTAATTCTATTTTGTGAATGCCAAACTTCTAAAACTGTATTCTCTTTTAAATTACCTAATACTTTATCATTGTTATCATCTAAACAACAGGCATAGTAGTCACCATTGGGAGCAATGTACATTGCCTGACTTACTTCTTGTATTAAAGGGCATTTTGCATCTGGTGGATTCTGATATTCACCTGATTTAAATCTTTCTCTCTCGGCCCACATTCCCGACTTACTATGTCTAATTAGCGTAAGAGAATCATATATCTCTTTGCCTAAATGATACTTCATTGAATCTTGCACCATTTTAAAACTACTATATGGAACGCTTTCGCCAGGTTTAATCTGTACAGGATTTTTACCAAATGTTGCAAATACAGTTGCAGCGTATTCAAATACCGGCATAACGTTAATACCAAAATTCATTTCAGGATAATAGTCACGTCTCAATTCTAAGAAATGTTTTAGGTTTTTCATGACCGATTTAAACGGTATGCCTTTAACTGCTCTATATGAATCTTCATCATGGCCATCTACATTCACCTGAATAGATCTAAATAGTTTTTCGTGTACAAGTATCTCCGCAACCTTTTTTGACATAAGTCCAAAATTGCTGAGCATGTCTACTTCTGTATTCGGTAATTTTTTCTTAATGTATCTTAGTATCTCTATGAAGTCTTTATGATAAAGTGCTTCACCGTTTTCACTCATATGCATATTTTTTATTTCATATGGAAAATCAAGATGGGATACCTCATCAATTATTTTAAATACTAAATCTTTATCCATATCAAACTGTAATTTGGTGCCCCGAGTAGTAGGACACCAAACGCATTTTGCATTGCAACGATTTGATAATGAAAAATTAATGTTGCGTAATGGCTTCATTTTTTGCTTTTTGTTTCTTTCTTCGGAGTTTTCTCATTCTCGTAAAAAACCTGTCGGTCTTTAATAGTAAGGTTTGCTTTAGTCCTCGACGTTTGTTTCGAGCTGCTGCAGATTTTGCCATACGTTCGTCACGAGTCGTAGTCATTTTATTCTCCTATTCAAAAAGTAGTGTGTTTCCTTTCGGAAGAAAGTTAAGCCTCATTGCTTCAGCTTCTATTTTGTCTCGAATTGGTGTGGATATAAATTTCTTTACATCCTCAGGGTCAATGTCATTCTTATCACAGACGTCGAGAACTGCGTCCATGTATGACATTTTCTTTTTAAGCACAGCATTCTCAATAAGAACGCTGAACTTAGATTTAGTTAGGAATTTTGATTCAATCATAGTCGCTCCATACTGTACCTATATCGTCATAGAATACGCCATGCGTACGTTTGATTTCACCATCTTTATCATAGGCAGGTACTACGCAATGCCATTTGATTTTTGATGTTCCATACTCACCATAGAAATCATCAGCATATACGCCATCACGTAAATAGCGTTCTAGATTTCTAATGTATGATTGATGATTATTAAATCTACTATAGGCA